GATTATTAATTATTTATTCTTAGTTGGCAGAGTTGGTAATACCGTAAGTGACAATATCTTCAACAATTCCATACTGACATCCTGCTGTAAATTTCATCACAACACGTACATTGTCAGAACCATCTAGGTCGCTCATATCCAAAACTTTCACTTCGTTATGGTCGGCTAAGAGGCCAGTCCCAAAGAAGAGGTTGCTTTTCTCGGCTGCGATAGCTGTGTTATCTCCAAGTCCGTTAGCAACAAACAATTTAACACCATCAAAAGAAAGTGAACCGTTGTTCCACCATTGTGTTCCCATTGCGTTTGTTCCTGCTGCTCCTAATCCTGCTGCACCGAATCCTCCAAGAGCACGAACGTATGCACGAGCAATGTTTTGAGAAACGTATACATTTAAATCATCACTTCCGTAAAGAGCAGATGGGATAGCATCTACAATTTTTCCTAGTTCTTCGATAACGTTAGCTGCTGTAACGGTTGCTCCTGCAACTTCTTGTGCTGCTGGTAAAGCTGCATCTGCTGCAATTAAAGTAGATATTCCGTCAAACTGTCCATTTGTGTTTGTATCCCCAGTCCAAATAGAGTTCTCTGTTCTTTGAGCAACTTTAGCTGCAACGTGTGCAATTAAGAAGTCAGAGAAAGAACTTGGTAAATCGTGGTGAGCAGAATATCCCATTGAGATAGCTTCCCAGTCAGAAATAAAGTCATTTTTACATAGTTGTAAGTTTACTTGTTGGTATTCTGGTTGTAATACTCTTTCAGTAAGTGTAATTGTTGAAGTTGCATCAAAATCACAAGTAGCATTTTTTACTAAGTCGTCAGAAGATACTTTTTTGATTACTTCTTTAAACTTTACGTTTGGTTTTACAGTAATACCACCGTTTTCGATAGTAGAACCGCTCAATAATGCAGCACTGATGTATTGTCCTGCGAACTCTCCGCTATACGAAGTGCTTATGGTTGTAGTTGTAGCCATTTTTGTTTATTTATTAAATTTATTAAATTTTGAAAGAACTCTATCAAATGTAGTTGTTCCTTGTTTTTGTGAGTAAAGGTTTAACGCTTTATCTGCACTTGCTTCGGGGTTGTGGTTTACTCTTTCAACTTCTGAAAGTTCTTCCTTAACTTCCTCAACAATATTTTCAACCGCTTCATCAGCTAGTTTGTCAGCACTCATTTCTTCTTTTGGTTCAAGCATCGCTTTGATTTCCTCAACCATTTCTTTAATTTCTGACAATTCCGCTTTAGTTGCGTATTCCATTTCTTCTTCGGCAGCTTCTACTTGTTCAGCTTCAACCTCTTCTTCGGCTGGTGCTTCTTCTGCTGCTCCAATTGATGCAATGATTCCTTCTTCTTCTACAATCAATACTTGACCATCTTCTAAAGTGTAATCTCCAATTGGTAATGCTACACGCTCATCTTCGGTTACAATGAATACTTCTTTACCTGCTGCCATTTCATCGGCTTCGATAACAGTACCATTTTCCAAAGTAGCTTTCGCCAACTTAACTTCTTCCTCTTGAATAGAAAGTAGTTCTTTTGCTTTACTTAAAATTTCTGTCGCTTTCATATATGTATACAATTATATTTTTAGTGCGTTGTTATATATTTACAATTAATTATTTAAAGTTTTGTTATATTTTTACGGGCAAGTTCCTACTCCTGTCATACCGAGTCTAGGTGCGCCAGAAGCGGTATTTGTGTGTATGAGATAAAAATCTGCCGTTACAAAAGTTGTTAATGTAGAAGGGTCTTGAAGTAAACAGGCGTTATACGAAAAACTACCTGGACTATAAATATCATTATAAGAAATCCCTACGGTGGCAGAGTTCTCAGTTACTCCGTTAACCGTTTTAGTAAATGCTATCCATTGGAAATTAAATCTACTTACTAAAATAGTGTCAGTTAATAAAGGAATATTATTATCTCCATCGTGGATACATTCTAAGTAACCCGAATTTATCCCTAATCCTGCGCTACAAACTTCACTTAATGAGTACGGATAAGCGTAGTTGTCCAGGAACGCATTAGAGTAATCTTTAACCCAAAACCTCTTAGCAACGGCTTGCGATACCGTTTGGCTACAAGCTAACGTCTGACCCGAATTTAAATAACCACTAGGTACTGTTACATTAACCGTAACCGTTCGAGAAGTAGCCGTAAATACTGGGTTCTTATAAAAGGTCGTTGGACTAATACTTGAAACCGTTCCTATATTAACGGTCGGTGTAGTAATATTTCCTACAAAATCAATAGCTAGACCCGTAAAGACTAAATCTTCACAAGCTAAATTAACGGCTACCCCTGCTTGCGTTGCGGTAGTCGTACAGGCTAAAATACTTCCTGCGTTATCATACCCACTAGGAACTGTAATATTTACGTTTAAAGTTCTTAAAGTATCTTCTTCGGGGTCTTCAAAACTAGCAGGGCTAGTCGATTCTATCGTGCCTATATCAATCGTAGGTAAGGTTATAAAACCATCGTAAGAAACCGCAAAGCCAGTTATAGTAATATCACTACATTCTAACGTAGGTAAAATAGGTGCTTGCTGTTGTGCCGTTGTGGTACAAACAATACTTGCCCCTGTGTTTGTGTAGCTTTCAGGCACTTCTATTGTAACCGATAAAGTCCTTAATGTTTCTTGTGTAACCGCATCAAATGATGCAGGGTTAGTTGCCGTGATTGTACCTATGCTTGTAGTTGGCAAGGTTATTACTCCCGTATCACTTACCGCAAAACCAGTTAAAGTTAAATTATTACAAATCAACTCCGTTAGTCCGTTAATGTTTACCGTTGTTCCTGTCGAACCATCTTCAAAAGAGTAAGAACTAGAACCACCACCAGTTAAACCCCCAATGCCTTGTGAGTTACCATCGCAGCAATCTATTCTATATGTTCCATCTTCGCATTGACAACCTCTGCGTCCGCTTCTAGGGTATGGTGTTCTTTCCATTAGCTTAAACTAGCGTTTTGTGTTCTTTGAATAAAGTATATCACATCCCATATTTCAGCGGAATTACCGTGTGATTGAATTTTAAGCTGTACACCATCTGTAACGAAAGTAGAATCCGTGTAGTACTGAACTAATATGTGTTCGTTTTGTTCTACATCATTTCCTTTATAAAATACAATAGACCCTGCTACTCTCTCAATTTCTCCACTACCTACAAGCCTCCAATCTAAATGTGTTTGATTAGCATTCGGTGTTTGTGCTTTAAATGCGAAAGTAAACATATAAGTGTCATTCTCGTTTATACCTAGTATTTTTTTGCTTGTTCCGTTATAAAAATCTAAGTTAGGGTTGCTTCTTATTATTGTGTTTGCGTTATTAGGCATTACGACTTCTGCTTGGTCTGATAGTGTCAGCTTATTAGATGAAGTATATTCGCTGTCGTCGTATCTAGTCCATCCTAAAGAACTTGTTCCACCTTGCGGATATACAATCACGTTAGAACCATTATGCCCCATATAAAGAGCATCGTCAGTTCTTAGCATAGCACCGTTCTCGATATTTACAGAATCTACTTCTGATTGTACCGTGTCTTGTACGTGTACTCTATAAGATGTGTTTTTAGTTGTCGGCATTTTCCAAGCTATTTAGTTTAGATTCAGCCCAAGACTTAGCACTTTTACCACCCCATAAAAGGTAGGAAATATATCCGCAGCTTTCGGTATCGCCTTTATCATAATAGACTTCTGCTCTACTTAGGTAGCTGAACATTCTTTTTATTGTTTCTACACTTACAGGTTTCCCTTGTGCAAGTTGGGTTGCTCTTACTTTTCCCACTTGGGTTGCACACTTGTTGTTTACTTTCTCGTTTAATTCTATTCCTCTTTTTGCGTTATTACTTACTGATTTTGGATAGTCTGAATATGATTCCAATTCTTGACCTGAAAGTATTTGTTTTAATTCATTTACTAAATGCTCTTCTTCTTCTTCGTTCCAAGCTGATAGGTTATTAGGTTCGTTTGGTCGTTCAACCTTGTCGGCAAAATAGCCTTCAATAGAAAATCCTTTTACCTTTCCAGTCTTGACGTAGTTATTCCAAACATCATCGTTTAAAACTTTCATTGATAACATCCAAGTACCTAATGGCATATCCATACCGTATATCTTAGACTTGTCTTTTTCCTTATCTTCTACTATCCAAGACTCAACCGCTACCAAACCCTCTAAAGGCATTTGGTGTTCTAGTGTAGACTTGTTGTGATTCCCTTTGATAAAGAACAATTCAGATGCTTTTCTGACCGTATCTCTTGAAAAGTATATATAGTATTCATTTTCTTCGTTAGCACGGTATATAGGCTTATTTGGAATTAAAGCAGCACCCATTAGGATACGCTTCTCTTTGTTCACTTCGGCAAATTTAAACTCTTGGCTTTTTAATGCTACAAAGTCTTCTTCAATTGCAGGGTTCTCTACGATAGATACCGCCTCGATTCCTGATACATCATCATTTTCATCAATGAATAATTCTATTATGTCCATATTATTACAATACTTTTTTAGTTTATTTGTTAACCTAGTGAAGCACCTTCAACAATGTTTCTGTCTAAAGACTGTGCCGTTGTTACATCGTTAGAAACTACAAAGGCTTTTACTGGCTTATCTTCTTTTTCCCCTATTGTTTGAGATAGCTGGCTTGTTTCGCTTGCTCCTACTATGTTAAACGAAGGAGGTGCAGGTGCTGATGCTCTAGGTGATGGTGCTGAAACGGAGGCAGAACCTTTTGGGCTTGGTGTTTTTACTGCTGTTATGTTTTTAACTTGTGCAATACCTCCTGCAATCGCTGCTCCTGCTGCTAAAGCCCCTAATGCTGGACCAACTATTGGAATACCCGCTAAGGAAGTGTAAGATGCTTGTGCTCCTTCAAAAGTACTAATTGTTGTTTGTGCTATGGCTGCTGCTTTACCTACTGCACTCTGCTCGCCTGCTATTGCTGCTAAATTCCCAAAAGCATCTTTTGCCAATCCTAATTTTTGCTCTGTTGTAAGTTTTTCTATTTCAACAGCAGCATTTGATGTTATTTTTGAATCAGCAACAATTTCTGCATTAGTTTCTATTTGTTGTAATCCTACTTTTTTAATTAAACTTACTGTTTGAACTTTTTCCCTTTTAATATTATTAGCGGCTTCTTCACGGATACGTTTTTGCTCGGCTGCTTCAAGTGCTAATATTTCAGTTTCCTTTTTGTATATCGCTTCCTTGTCTACATTGTTATCACGCATCTGTTGCAACTCGGCATCCATTAACTTTTTGCGCAAGTCAAACATTTGCTTAGCACTTTTATTTCCTGCTGCTGTGGCTAAAGCAATTTCACGTTCAAGTTCCTGAATCGTTGTATTTGTTAGGTCTTTTATTTTTTGTGCAGCAATTTCGGCTTCGCTTGGTAAAATGCCGAGAAACTTTAATATTGGTTTAGCTGCGTTAAATAATGAATCAAAAGCACCTTTAACAGCATCAATTGCCTTTCCTATAAATGGTGTATTACTTACAAAACGCTTAACACCCCTGTTGATTGAATCCCAATTACTTACAATGGTTCCCAAAGCAACAACAAAAAGACCGACACCCGTTGCAATGATAGCCTTTTTAGTAGTACTTCCAAATAGTTTAGTTGCTATTCCAGACTTTTTAGCTGCAATTGCTACCTGACCAAAGCCCTCGCTTACATCTTTTATGCCTAAACCAACGGCAATGGCACTAGCTGCCTTTTCTTCAAACTTACCAAATGCTTCACTTTCAATGCCTAATGCGCCCAAGGTTCCAACGGCAGCAGAGAGCGAACCACCAAATATTTTTGCAGCACCGTCGGCAGCCATTAATTTGTCTTCTAACTGGAACCCATCAATCTGGTCGTTGATTTTACCAATCTCTTTATTAAGTAGCTGTGATTGCTTTGTTAATTCTTTAAACCTATCACTTCCCAGTTCGACCTCTTTTAGTTCCCTGTTTACACCCTCTAACTGGTTTTCTAAATTACCTAATGACCTTGAATCAATATCTAGTTCAATTGTTTTCTTTATTGCCATACCTCTTGCTTAAATTGTTTGTACGCTTCTTTAACTGATTCTGGGTATTTGTATTTCCCAAGTGCAATATGAGTATTTTTACCCATTTGCTTTTCGTGCTTTGCTATTTCAAGCATTTGTAATATATTTTCTATCATACCGTTCCCGACCAATCTGCCGTTACTTTGTTAGTGTCTACTGTTATAAAGGCTTTATCTACCGTGTCAGCAAATTCCTTTGTATCATCTAACAAAACAAATTCACTTACTTCGTTTATTAATTCTAAAGAACTTTGCCCTGTACTTAAATCCGTTGTAATGGTGTTAATCTTATACAGCTTATCATATACAATAAATTTATCTGCAAGTGTAAAGTTTAAAAGAATCCTTAGTGGTAAATATGCCTTGTATTTTGTTATCCTTCTACTGCTGTTAAACGTGTCAGCTATATATGAATCGTAATAAGTTTGGTAAAGGGTTTGAGGAAATACATTCCCATCATACTCGTTTACTTCCGCTTTAAAATTTAAGTTTTGGCTATCCGTTATATCCAAACTGTTTGATGGAATATAGTAATCGGTAAGCACTTGCCTGTTGCTTGTAGTTTTTAGTACGCCGATTTGCGTTCCGCTTGTTATCTTTTTAGCATAAAACAAAAATGGTTCGCCCAAATAAGGCTCTTGCTTTATATCTACCGACCAACCCCATTGTGCTGTCGTAGCTGTTCCATCGGTATCTCTTAACCTCTCAAACTTGTGGTGCTCAAAGGGTAGTTCTAAATCAAATACATCCCCCTCAACTTTTGTAGAACCCTCATAGTTTTCTTCTCCCCATACAGAACCAAATAATTCTTTATGGCTTTCACTTAAAAAACTCTTTGTTCCCTTATAAGTAAAACGAATCTTTCTAAAAGGCAATAGGCTGTCTACTGATGAAGCGTTTTTGTCTATGTAAGGTGTAACATCATACGTGTTTTTACTCTGCTCGTAAAACTCATTTAATGGCTTAACAATTATCTCTCCTGAATCATCTTGGTAAGCGGTCAGGTTAAACATTTTAAATAAGCCTGTGATAATGTCAATCACTTTTATATCTGGGGTTTGTAAAGCTACGTCAAAATTTGCCTCTGCCGTAACGGATGCAGTACCCTCAAAACCACAAGTGATATTGTTATATCCAACCCATTGGTCATCAATTCTATTTAGATTGATATACATCGTGAAATCAGCACTCTGTTCGCTTTCAAAGAACACCCTGTAAGTTCCTGCGGGATAGTCGGTTGATGCTCCCCAGTTTACACTTCCAAACTTTTGCTCTCCACTTTGGTTATCATACCTTAAATGTTCCTCGCCATCTCTTTCAATTACTATATTGTAATTAGTAGATTCAGTCTTTACGTGTATTAAATATCTTTGCTTATCATTAGCGGAGGGCATACGGTCAAAAATCCACCTATCATTAAAGATTCTATTTCTCCAATAATCCTTGTCGTTATTGTTTCCTGTTAAGATAGATTTAAACCCACTAGCTTGACTTCTTATTTTATCTTCCTCTAATACACCACCCTCTTTTCGGTGCAACCATAAGTACAAATTGTAAAAAGGTTCATTCGATGCGTTAAAGAAATCACCGCTAAATCTTAAACCATACTTCTGCTCTATTGCTTTAAGTAAGGCATATATTCTAATGGCAGGCTTTAGTTGTTCGTATCTTACTCCTTGTATTGTGTCAGCTCTATAATGTAAGTTTCCGCTTTGTGCTGCTGGGGCTGTGCTATCGTAGTATAATCTTTGTGTGTGTGTTATTAAGGGAATGATAACCGCATCTGGATAAGTAACTCCGCCAATAGTAACATCTAAACCATCTTGCATATAACTAATAACATTGGTAGAGTTGTAATCAAATTTAAAATCGTACAACAAATCTAAAGAACCAATCTTGTCATCTGACAGCAAGTCCTTCATATTAACCACATCACCAAAGAAAGTAATTTTATAGGTGTCAGGCTTTCCTGCTTTCATACTTACACCCTCTAATTTAATTTTCCCTTTCTTAAATAGTTGGTGGTTTAAATATATCTCGGAACTCTTTTTTGTTCCCGAATCAAATCCCACAATATCGGAATTGTAGAAGTGCTTGAAAAATCTGTTATTTATTTTAGAAGCAGGAACGTTAAAAGTTTTTGAGAAGTCAGTAAATATTTTTGAAATATCCCTAACGTCTTGAATGGTTTGCGTTAAAGAAACTGACTCATCATCAAATAACTCTATTGCTTCGCCCTCGATATATAGTTGAAGTTTTAACATCTATCTAATGTTATTTATTTTACTAAATGCAAATTCAAAGTCAATTGTATGGTTTATAATTTTATCGTTTAAACCAGTCTTATATGTCATTGATTTTGTTTTTGGTATTACTGGTAGTGTTTTGTTTTCCCATCTTATCCAGACATTTTCCGACAACAACAGTTCTTCAATCACCTCATTAAATGATTCATCTACAAACCCTGTGTTTAGGCTAACGCTTTTTCTGGCATCTACCTTGTATCTTTCCTCTTGACCTTTGTAGGTTGGATAACTTACCGAAGTGGTGTTTATGGTATTGGATTTATACTTGCTATCCGTTACGCTCATAGATTCAACTGCCTTTTTAAAGAAGTACATATCCTGATAAGCACCGTGCTTGTTTACGAATGTTACTTTATAGGGTGTGAATTTAGGTTCGCAGATACGTTTTATTGTTATGTTTCTCAATACGGTTGTATCATCCGTGTCATAAACCACAACGCTTGTAGCATTTGAACCAATTGCAATGTATTGTATTTTTTGGTTTGTGTTTCCGTTGTCGGTAATTTGTGTATCTACCGAATCAATAGCAACCTTACCAACCCCAGAAGCCAATATAGGTAGCTTTCCCGCCGTTGCTTCGGGTAAGTATAACTTATCTACCGAAATAAGTACATCATCGTTTAGCTGTGGGTTAATACCCTCCTCGAAATAACCATATCCATCTAGTGCTAGGTAGTGATTGGTAACAGGGCTTCCGCTTGTAAACTCCACACCATTTTCATCGAATAGGTCTGTAACGGCTGTAACCCATTTGGTTTGGCTAACGTAGTCATTATTGAAGTCTTGGTCAAGGTAATCCCTTACCAGTTCGCTAATCTCAAATAATATATTGCTTTGACCTGATATTCTGTTTTTAGAAAGGCTATATTTTAAATCACTAGAAGTATAATTCCCCGAAGTACCTTCGTAAATATATAATTCCAATTTTGCTTGGCTTAGTGTTGGCATAATTAATTGCTGTTAAATTCTATAAAAAACGGGCTTCGTGTATTTATTCTCATTATGTACAGATTGTGTTAAGGTTAAAATAGTATGCTAGTTTTTGTGTTCCTTGATTTGTTATAAAAGGGGTTGTGTTAGGATAAACGCATACAGTTAAATTTGTCGCCGCAGCTAAATAACCGCTAATTGCGGAATTGGAGCAGTTCACATATTGATAGTAAGCTTGGTCTGTCGGGTGTGGGTTTCTTAGTTCAAAGTTTAAACACGTTGCTGGAACTACTGTTGCTGGCTGGGTTACTTGAACCACGCAATAAGACTCTGCTGATGTTTCGCTAGGTGGTCTAAAATTAGTATTATCGTAAGTAACTTTAACCACTACATTATGTACCGTGTCCACATCTACCGTTGTAAACGTGCTTGGTTCGATGGAATGAAATGTTCCTACCGTTACAGTTGGATTTGTAACCGTTCCGTCTGCTGCAATAGCCAAGCCACTTATAACCGTATCAGCACAAGTAAATCTAGGCAACTCGACTGGTGGCGAAGGTTCTGTTTGTTTTATAGTAAAAGGGCTTCTTGCTCTTATTATCATTCTACTTCTTATTAAGTGTAAATTGTAAAAGGTCTTCTACATCTAAACCATACGCTTGCAATAGTTCTTCTGGTAATTTTTCAAACGCTTGTTCAAATGGTTTTGTAAAAAACAAACTCGGCTTAATACCATTTCTAAATATACTTCTTGAAATTAAAAACCCTATTGTATTGTAATTTCCTTTTTTAAACTTTCCCCCTGCATCTCTTAGCCTTATATTCTTAGACTTAGCCCAGTCCGCTAAGGGTTTAATTGGTGGCATTTTGCTAGTGTAAGAAAAGGGTGTGTTGTATTTTTTACGTGTACCGCTAACCCCTTTGTCTTGGTAAGCACCATAATCTTCCATCTCAAAGTATAAACTAAAAGAGTTGGGGTTTACTTTAGTGTAACCCTTAATAGAATCATATAGCTTTTTGCTATTGTTTTTTTTGCTTTTAGACAACCTACTTCTTGACTGCTTAATCACAAACTCCCTAAACGCTTCTAAAGCCTCATATGTTTCACCCTTTGTTAGCATACGGTCATATCGTTTTGCACCAATACGTCAAATGTAGCAGCCCATCCTGCTAACTTGTTTTCAAATCTATCTACAAAAGGTTCGCAGTTTACAGTACCTTGAACTTGGTATTTTTCTAAATACAAATCACCACGCTGCAATAAAGCAATCACTCTATTTAGTACGGCTAGTTGTGTATTAAGTACGTCCTGTTCATTGTCGTTTCCTACAAAATCATCTGTAACCTCTTCTTTGCTTTCATCCACTACGTCCATTGCTAGGATGCTAATGTTAAAAGTTAGGGTGTTTGTTCCAACTGTGCAGTTGTTTACTATCAAATGGGATAAAGGAAAGATAGTTTGTTTATTTAAATCAACGTCATCTAAGCTGCCATAGGTAACTGTATTCACAAATGGTTCAGCGTTTAACGCATCTTTAATTTTGTCTGTTATATTGTAAAATCCTTTCATCTCTTTTTTATTAACTGTCTTTCCAGTTGGTTCTTTTCTTTTTCAAATGCCAAAAACATTAAGCACTCGTGTACGTTTAGTCTTGTAACCTCGTCAAACTTGGTAACATCTCCTTTAGTGATTCCATAGAGGCTTTGATACCAACCCCATTTTTTTCCAAATGTTGCAGTAGATGAGTATTCTTGTCCTCCTTCAATTCCCTGCTCAAATAATTCAGGGTAGTTTCTAGCAGTTCGCTGTTTAAATTCCAAAAAAAAATCATTGCACCCATTACCACGTCAAGAGGCATCCGCTTCATTACGTCAGCACTCTTTAAACCATCGTATTCCTCTATTTGATACCTATCACCCTTTTGAAATTTAATCGGCCTGTAAAGTACTCGCATTGCTTTGTGCATAGAAGACCAATCTCCTAAGTTTTCATCTAGGTCTATGTACTCGCCTAAAGTCATATCGTCAAGGTTTGTTATAAAGCCATATGTAGTGCCGTTTAGGTTAAAGGTAGGTATTAACTCATTCTTGGTTTCAAACGCTTTATTGATGTCTTCTATCACGCCCATTACGGATGAGAATTTAATCTTTGCAATGTCCTTTAATTCTAGGTTGCAAAATATCTCAACGGTCTTATGAAGCAAGAAATTACTATCCGCATTATCTTCGGTGTTTATCTTCTCAAACTTTTGATACTGCTCTAAGGTAATATCGTTTAAGCTGCTTGGTACTATTATTTCAACTCTCATATTAATACAATAAAATTAAGTGAATTATGTATAAAAGGAAAAGGGAAGCGTTTCCACCTCCCTAATCCGCATTATTAACTAATCTAAACTATTCTTCTACTAATATACAAATCTTTTGTACATATACAAATACATTTCATCTATTTTTTCTTCTAAGGCTTTGCTATTCTGTTCGTAGCTATCTTTCCCTAGTTTTAATTGTCCTTGCATATCCATTATCAACTGTACCGGATAAGGCTTTCTGCTATAACCTATTCCCATTGGCCGTTGCACTACAAAGAACATTTGTTCCCAGCAACGCTTTTTAATTTGCCAAGGCTTTAAAGTTTCAGTATCCATCCTAATATATGTATGAATCCAAATATACCCATCATTCCAAAACCGAACAAGGTTGTTCCAAGTAGTAAGGTTTTTCTAAGTGCTACTTTGTTTTCTTTTTTGGTCAATTCCTTAACCAACCTGTATTCATAAGAATCTTGTATTTTCATAATTATTGTATTTTAATTAAACCCAATCCCAATTCATTTGCAACGTAGTTAATATGCTTCTGGGTTGTTACACTCCACCAGCCTAATTGGATAAGCTGTGAGCCTTCTATTGTTGCTACGTGGGTATTGTAGCTGTAAACTTTATTTGATTCCAATCTTAAATTTTGTTTGTATTTTTCCATTTTAATTTTTTGTTTATTGTAAATATGCTTCAAAACATTCCCCATCGCAGAAGTCTTTCTCTGTTGGTCGCCCACAAGTTGGGCAGGGTTCGTCATTGGTATCCCCAATGCTTTCTAAATAACTTTCGTACTCATCTACTAAATAACTCATATTGTTTGTTTTTTGCTAATATATGTATTTTTTTTTAATTAAGCCAATCTTTGCTTCTTCTTAGTACTTCAAACCTATCTCCAATTACTTTCCCACACAATACTTGGTTTTCTAAAATGTAATCGCCTTGCACCTTTATTTTTTTTGTACCTTTTTTAATTACCATATCAAGGTATTCAACCCTTCTGCTATTGTAACCAAATTGCTCTATCTGCGCTGAGGTCGGTAATGTAAAGCAGCCTAAATACTTTTTTGTTATTGGGTCAAGTACGTCAATGCTATAACCTAGTGTTTCAAATACATTGTTCATATCGTTTGTTTTTAATTATACACCAAATATAAAACATATTTTTGACATACCAACAATTTATTAACAAATATTTTAATAAATAAAGTATTCCCCTTTGTTTGGGTTCTCTAATTGGTCTGTTAAAACGTACCGTGCTGCGTCAATACAATCAGGGTGTAAACCGCTTGGCTTTTGTAGTGTATTGCCTTCTTTATCCTTTGCCCATACATACCCACCTAGTTCACGCTTAAGGTTCTTAGAACGGCTTGTAATGTATATTTCGTTTTGGTTCATTAGGTTTATTCCATATACTACTGAATCCCTTCCTTTACTTACTCCGTGTACATTGTGTCCGTATTGTTGTAATTCTGCTATTGATTTAGGTTCTGCTGAATCAGCTACAATAGTTTCCCTTATATCGTTTGCATCTAGGAATCTACTAATATCCCTGTTAAGCATTCCTTTCTTATAAAGTACTTCATCATATATGTAGGCATCGTTCCACTTATATAATGCTATCAAAGTTGTAGGGTCAACAGAATACCCAAAGTCCATTCCATATCCTAGTAGTCTAGCTTCTGTTGGCACGGTATCTATTTCTTTCCAGTCAGGTATGCAAGCCCCCTCTAAAGAACCAAGTTCACCAAGTCCGTACACCCTCCACCAGTTCGCCCAGTAGGTTGATGTCTTACCCTTGTGTTTTGCTTTTTCTATTTCCTTTACAATACTTGCAGATAGTGAATCATTGTCCTTGTAGGTTAGTGTAATAAAGTCGGTATCTTCTTTTCCTATTAATTCCTTGTCTACCCAAAACAAAGCAGCTGGGTTATAGTCTAACCAGATGTCGCCACTTGTTCTAACTACTAATTGCTGGTAAGCATCAAAGGGTACATTGTTGCACTCATTGATATATAGGTCTGTTCTCCTTGCCCCCCTTAGCTTATCAGCCTGGTCGGTACTAAAGAACTCAATATAACTGCCATTTGTAAATATGTATTTTAAGGTACTCTTATTGAACTGGCTATCCTTATACCTGTTCATTCCCTTTAAAATGCCTAAGAAGTCCTTTAAAGCACCTCTACGAAGGTGTGGTATGCTTTCACTTACTACACTAATTTCTTTGCCTTTGTTTCGTATAGCGTAATCTATAAGGATAAGAAGAATGCAGATAGTTTTACCTGCACTCGTTCCACCCCTTACAATTTTAATACGGCTGTCTAGCTTTCTTAGCTTGCCTAATGCTTTGGTTGTAGATACCTGCATTTAGTCTAAGAATAGTGGCATATCTTCGTTGATGGTAATATCTCTGGTTTCTTTTGGTTTACCAAGGTAGTAACTTAAATACAACTGCACCCATT